CCCCACAACGCAGGGCGAAGTGAAAGTTTCGTTTGAATACTTGGTGATAACATGAACCCAGGACGATACTACCTGACAGACACCCTCTCTTTCCCGGCGTTCATCATCAGAAGCCTTGATGCTCCCGGTGTGCTCATCGTGTACTTCACGGAAGCAGAGACCCGCCATACCACCGCAGAGCGTTCAGACACTCCAGGCGCCGGGGTCTTTGTCGAAGGCCCGTTTGACCGGGGCATCGACATCATTGTCGAGACCCCCCCGAACTGGTCCATGGACAACACGAAGGCTGAACTCAAAGCTGCAGCGGAAAGCATGGGCATTAGTGTTCCAAGCTCGTGGACAAAGGGCGCCATCCTGGCAGCTATCAACGGGGCTTAGTCAGATGTGGATACCGCCAAGGTATCGAGGGTCATCAAGCATTCTCTCTCCGTAAAGGGCGAGCAGTCCCGCGTCCGCGAGTCCGTCATGGTCCACTCTAAGCCTGCCCGGTGACAGGTCCAGCGATGGCAGCAGTTCCTTCACCCTGGAGATAGCCCTCTCCTTTCCAGAGCCTTCGGCCCCATCGAGCATGGCCCTCGTCCACTCTGGGGGCCTTGGTGTCGCGAACGGTAGGTGTAGCATCGAGACCATCTGATACAGACGCCCGTATCTAAAGCCTGTTGTGTAGGTAGAGGTGACCCCCTGCCCTCTGAACGCCTGCTGCTGTTCGAGGACCACGAGCGCAACGTCTAGATGGTTCAACCAGTCGATGACCGCCCTGTCGTCCCACTCTTTACCCTTAAAGGGCATCAAGAGGGAGGCGATAAACTCGCCCCCCTCTACAGCCACCAGGGCGCCCCGCTTTCCGGGGTCAATCCCCACAACCAGGTTGCTCAAAACGGCACAGGGTCGGCGTTCTTCGGGTTGCCCCAGTCACTGGCCTTCGTGTCTCTGTGCTGTGGCTGAGCGCCGCCGTTTGCATCGTCTTTCCAGTCGATGATGTCGACGGTGTCTGCATTGATGGTCAGGTCCAGACCGGGGTCGCCGTTCTGCTTGCGGAAAATCTTTGGGGTTGCCATGCGCCCAATGACGAGCACCCTGCACCCCTTCCCAATCTTCCCGTTGAGACCTTCGGCCCGCTTCCCCCAGAGCGAGAAGCGCCACCAGGTAGTTTCCTCGCGCCCGCTCCTAACGGCAACGCGCCCCTCAAGTACAACACCCTTGCCGGTGTCCTTCATCTCAGGGTCGCCACCAAGGCGCCCCATGACTGCTGCTGTCTGACTCATGCTGTTTCCTTAAACTTGTCTGAGTTTTCGATGATGTGCTTCTTCAGTCCGATGATTTCATGCGTTTCGAGTTCGTTCATCGCCTTCCCCTTCTCTGCCATGACGAAGTCTTCGACCAGTCTGGGGCTCATCCCCATCTCCCGGCACTTGGCTCCAAGGTCTGCGAGTTCAGGGGCGGATCCTGAGTCCTCGACGGGTGCAGGCGGCACCACTGGCGCAGGTCTCCGCGCAATCCTCGATGCGGCTTCCCCATCGTCATCGTCGGACACCATGCCCAGGGCAGACTGCAATCCATAGCGCCGGCTGTAGGTTATGGCTGACCCCTGCGCTTGTGGGTCTTCGGTTCTACCCCTTGGAACCACGTAGGGCACCATCTGGCTGATGAATTGTGCGCTCGCACCATGGATGATGGTGGTCTCCATTGCCAGTCCGCCAAGGCCCTCGACCACGCCTTGTGTATACATCAGTCCATGCTTCGCCAGCACCGGCCTTGATGCCGCATCGACTGACGGCAGGTCTGCGTACCTGCTTTTATAGTGTGGGTTCCTGCCTGTCTTAAAGGCCACGCCCATCTCCTCATAAGCTGAAGCCATCGCAGGCATGATTTGGTCTGTCTTGTCTGAGAGTTTCATGCTGACACCTCCTCTGTCTCTTCTGGTTTCTCTTCGCGCTCTTTCACGAGCAACACGGTGAACTCGCCGCCCTCGCTCATGTACTCATCTTCAGCGATGCCTGCCGCTTCCAGCAGTTCCTTCGCCCTCTTCTGGTTCAGCCTCGATGGGCCTTTACGGTCACTGATGGTGACCGACAGGGTGTCATCGTAGGCTCGCTTGACTGGACCCATGACCAGCTTGAGCTTGTTCTCATTGAGTTGAGCCCACGCCTTGAGTTCCTTGATGGATGTCTTCGCTTCTGCGATGTTCCGGCCAAGCGTTGCAATGTTCTCACACATCGGCATGTCCCCCTCGCGTCTACCAACGCGCAAGTCCAAAGCCCGTCCACACTCTTTCGTGTCGTCCACAGGCGGAGGCGTGTCACCGATTACGTGCTTCTCAAACCAGGCTTCGAGCTTTGGCACAGTCTCCTGTGCATAGCTGGGATCGATGCCCACATGCCTGGTTTGAAGCTCTGCAACCCCACTCACCACCAGTTCCCGCGCTTCCTCGATGGCAGCATCAAGACCTTTCTCTCGAATCAGGCGCCGCAGGTGGTCAAACACGGGCTCAGGCGCTGCGAGTGCCACCAGGGCGCTCTCGTCCATGCCTGCGTAGTCCCAGGCCGGGCTAGCCTTGAGCGCACCATCGAGGACCCAGTTGGTATGCTGGCACTGAAGCCCCCAGTCCTCTCTGTTGTCGATGTACAGGGCTCGGTGCTGATTGTTGACTGACTTCAGTTCAACGTGACCCACGACTTTCCCGTCTCGAATCATCAGCCTGTCGGGCGTTGCGTGCATCGTCGGGTGTCCTGGTGCCCTGAATGTGCCCTGACCCCACAGTTCGACAACCTCGATGCCACGGGCCTTGAACATGGGACGCACGAGACCAGCAATGAGTGGCTCCATCTCGTGGCCCCTGTTCAACTGGTCCCCGGTTACGGGTTCAGAGTTGCCGGTCAAAGTCAGGTAGGCGCCGTGAGGTCCGCCGTAGATGCCCAGTAGAATCTTCGCCACGATGGAGCCACCCATCGAAAGGATGGTGGGCAGCACCGAGACAAGCCCGGGCCCGAGCAGGCTTAGGTCGACTGTTGGCGGTTCGTATTTTGCTGGGTCACCCATCGTCTGCGCCCCCAGGTGGAGTCAGAAGCTCGTTGTCCAGTTGCTCCTTAAGCTCGCCGGTTCCACCGATGAGCGCATTGAGGGAGATACCCAGGACGCTGGCGGCTTCCGCAATCCCGTGAAGCCCAGACCGTGAAGTCTTGGATAGGAGCCAACGCCCGTCCCTGGGTGAGCCGGCGGCAGCGCAGGCCTCATCGGCAGTCATCCCCATCACGCGAAGCCGCGTATTGACGCGGTGTGAAATGCTGTCGAGCATGTTGCCATTGTCCAGCATCCGCCCGTGTCGTTCTCTCTCGTTCATCTCTCTTCTCCTTTGGTTGTCATGCTTTGAAGCCAGGCCCGGCCTGCCGTAAAGGCACATGTGTACTCTTTTGATTTGCTCGCCAGTTCCGCTGGCGACCACGAGACGCCATTGACGGCGTCGGTCCATCCCTGTGTTGCGTCGCTCATCCTGTTTGTTGTCCCTTCCGAGGCATCGTCTCGCGCCATGCAGCCCCGACGCCGAAGCCCTGGACGTAGTGCTCGTTGTCTTTCCACCAGTCCGCGTATGTTGTGTGTCCGAAGCTCGCGTGACGGAAACCGTGGATAAAATCCTCGGCCTGTATCTCGCTCAACCCCAGCAACCCCACCATCAACCCGACCACCGTCTTTGCGCTCTGGTGACCAAACCTGAGAATGTTATCAGTCACTTTGATGCTCATCACTCACCCCCTCTTTCTCGCAATGGGCGCAGATGATTGCACCCTCTCGTTTAATGAAAACCCGCGCCCCACATGGTGGCGGGCAGTCCAGGTGCGACGTGCAGTCGCAGCCCGCTGATTCGTTTTGCCACTCGTTGCAGATGTGGCACCTAGTCACTCGTCCGTCTGACATGTAACCCCCTCTCTGTTATTCCTGATATTCTCACAATCCAGGCAAACATGCAACAGCATGTTTAGCTGTGCTGTTGTTCTTCCTTTGGCTTGATTGTGCCCCAGGCTATGAATTGCCTTGCGGTGCGCCCGTAAATCCCGTGCATTGCCGTCATGTCTCGCGTGTCGACCAGGTGCTGAAAGAGTTCAATCGTCTCGCTCCTGTCGAGCCTGTCGGCCTCGAACCTGACCATCAGGTTGAGGATTCGCGGCGTCTCGAATTGCCACATATCCGGCTCGGGCGGTACGGATACCGCGAGCCCTCTCGGGTCTGGCTTGTCATATGGCCCGCCTGGGCCCTGATTAAAGAACCATCCCTGACACTCTGCGTACTTGCTTGCGCCTCGATAGTGTGCCCCGCGTTTTTCAGCACACGCCTTGTGTAGTAGCGTGCCCTCGGTGAACCCGTAGCAGTCGCGCACGGGCAGTCTTTCGACTGTCCCTCTGTCGTCCACTACAACGCCCCCGTATCCGTCATATGTGCCCTCGATGGTGGCGCCCTCTTTGGGCACGAGCACCACGTCAGACATCCACGAATTGCTGTTGATTGTTGCGCTGGGGCACAGTGCGGGGTTGCCGCATTGCCTGCACAGGTATGAAGAAAACCCCATCACTCACCCCCTCGGACGGGGTCCAGCTTCGTAAGAATCCGCACGGCCTGGAGCTTTTCTGCCTCGGCCTGTTTGAGTTTCTCTTCGGCGACAATCATTCGGGCCAGGGCTTCATCGCGTTCGTTCCTGGCTTTCTCTAGCTCGCTCCACAGGTGCTGTTCCAATCCGCCGCTCATGTCTTCGGCCCTTTCGCGTTCGTTGAGTTCTTCGACAATCTGACTCTCGACATCGGGCAGTGAGAAGAAGTGTGTGTCTATTCGTTTGGTCATGTCATGCCGCCTTTCGGTTGCTGATTTGAATCACCACCTCGTTGCAGTGCTCATCGGTCACGGTCACG